GGTAATCATACTCTCGGAACTCTCCTATGAATAGGCAAAAAATGCCCAGTTATAAAAATTCCAAATGAAGATCGAAAAACTGCCAACCGACAAACTAATTCCATACGCCCGAAACGCGAAAAAACACGATGCCGCGCAAGTCTCTAAACTCGCCGGCTCGATTAAGGAGTTTGGATTTAACAACCCGGTGCTGATTGACAGAGACAATGGCATTATCGCGGGCCATGGTCGCGTGATGGCCGCGCAGCAGCTCAACCTTCCTGACGTCCCCTGCATCCGCCTCGGCCATCTAACGGACTCACAACGCCGAGCCTACATCCTGGCCGACAACCGTCTCGCCGAAATCGGCGGCGGGTGGGATATGGAAATGCTCAAACTTGAGATCAGTGATTTAATTGAGGACGATATAAATTTTGAGAGCATTGGTTTCTCGGATGGCGAATTGGAGGATTTCCTTCAGCCAGCATTAAAGCATGACACTGGTGCACAGATGTCAGAGGAAATGCAAAACGAGTATTTGAATGGCGGGGTTAAGAAATTTGAAATTTATGTGGAGATCGACAGGTATGATGAGGTCAAGAACATGCTCGAGAGAGTTGGAGCGGCAAATGATTTAGATAACAACACAGACATCCTATTGCACTGTTTAAATAAAACATTTCAGCAATTACCAAAATGAAAAAAATAATTATCACACCGAAACTCGTTGACGATTCGAAATTTTTGAAAAAACAGGCAGAACTCTCTCATTGTTCTGAAATAATTGATGAGGACTGCATCATTTATGCAGGGGAGAACATTGTTGGAATCTACAAACGATTGGATAAAAATTTACTGAAAACAATTAGAGAAATTTCTCACAAATCGCCATTTATAGAAGGCACTCGCTCGAATGGCTTAAAAACGCGATCCGCAATTTATGGAGCGCTGCCGAGAACGAACCACAGAAATCCTATCTGTCGTTGGAGCGCTCACACATTGGAGCAGCGTGGATATTTTAATGCAGTGCGCGATTTTTCAAATGTTATAACTGACATCTATGACAACTTTTTGCCAGTCGAAGCAGCGCGACATCGCGAGGTTATCCGACAAAATATCGAGGAGGATTGGGTTTTGGGAGACACGCCGTTTACAACCTTTAATCTCAATATCAACACCGCTATCAAATATCACCGAGATGCCGGGAATTTCAAAAATATCTTTTCCAATGTTTTAATTCTCCAAGAAAACATAATAGGTGGAGAGTTGATTTTCCCGGAGTTAAATATAGGATTATCGCAGCGCGACGGATATCTCGGAATTTTTGACGGTCAAAAATGGATGCACGGCTGCACGGAGGTCAAAAAAACAAAATTCACAGGCTATCGTGTCTCTGCTGTTTTTTACGCTATGGAAGCGATGAAACACTGCTATCCATACAAGGCCGAACTGATTCACGCAAAAACCTGGCGCACTAAAGTCGAATCGCGTTTCCGTCCGGACGCCCATGAGATTCACTCGGGAGGGAGAGCGTCTAATATCTGATGAGCGATTTGCCTCGCCGAGTGCAAATTATTAAAAAAACCCAAGCGGCTTGAATGAAAAAAAAATCCCAACCGCAACACGAGGCTCCTGCGCCCGACCTCTCAAAAAAAATCCGCGAGGCCGAGGTGAAGAACATCATCGCAAAGCTGAGAGCTGGGAAGACGCTGACCGCGCGGGAGTCGAAGATTGCGAGCGAGTTTGCAGACGAGAAGGACGGGCGGAAAAAAATCACCCAGGAGGAACTCGCCGCACTCTGGGGAATGTCGCAGCCAAACATCCACAAACTTGTAAAGCGAGGTATGCCGATGGACAGCGTGGAATCGGCAACCGCCTGGCGCAAGCAGTTCCTCGAAGAGCGCACGCCGGCGAGCTACCAAGAAGCCCGCACGAAGAAGGCGCTCCTCGAGTGCGAGAAGCTCGACATACAACTTGCCATTTTGCGCGAAGAATATGTTCGCAAGTCCGAAGTGCGCGAATCCGGCATCCGTATCGGCGCGATCTTCACCGCCAAGCTCGCCGCACTTGTCAACGACGCGAGCGGAGCCTTGGCCGGGCTTGACGAGGTGACGCTGCGGAAAAAACTCCACGAGCGAACACAACAGATACTCTCGGAAATCAAAGACGAAATCGCAAAATCATGACACGCGAACGCCTCTGGAAAATCTACACCGACCGCAATCCGTCATTCGGCGGTGACGGCAACGTCACGATGACCGCGCGCGGGCTCCGGAAGATGTTCGAGACGACATGGGATGTAGCCTATTTTGATGGGGAGATGCAGCCGGATCGATCATATCGGCAGCATCAACAAAATGATAATGTCGAAACGCTGAAATCAATCTTCGGAATGAAATAAAAAAAAGATTTACATGCCCGAATAAAAATCGGAATGTAGCCGCGCCGGACGGGATCCGGCATAGAGAAAATAAAAAAAAATATGAATACAGAAAATCAATTAGAATTATTTAGACAAGAGCCGAAGTCGCTTGACGATTTTATCGCGAAGATAGATCGGTTGCCTCTAGATCAAAAAATTGATGCGCTAAATCAAATTAGATTTAAATTGCATCAGATTTCCCCATTCAAAAACGAGCCAGTAGATTTTGTGAAATGGGTAAAAAATGATATCGTGCACGCAAACGATTACAACCCGAATAGTGTTGCTCCGCCTGAAATGGAGTTATTGCGACTTTCGATAGATTCTGATGGGTATACACAGCCGATTGTATCAATGGCTGATCCTGATGGCAGATTTGAGGTAATTGATGGGTTTCACAGGCATCGCGTTGGGAAGGAGTGTGAAAATATTCAACAGAGAGTTTGCGGGTACTTGCCACTTGTTCAGATTAGAGAAACGCAATTAGACAAAACAGATCGTATGGCGTCTACAATTCGCCATAATAGAGCGAGAGGGAAACACGCCGTCAACGCAATGTCTGATATTGTTATTGAGCTTAAAAAGAGGAATTGGAGTGATGAGCGGATTGCGAGAGAGCTAGGAATGGATAGCGACGAGGTTTTGAGGCTCTGTCAGATATCTGGCCTTCAAGATGTTTTCTCAGATCAACAATTCAGCCAAGCGTGGGATGCTGCAATCGTTAATGATGAAAAACTCCAATCGCTTGATGAGTCAGACATAGAATCAGGAGAAATTGAATCAGATAGAATATTTCATGAATGGGAGGATTGGGAATGCTTCCCGGCTGGATTTTATTCTGATAAGCCTCCGGGTGGAATGTCAATTGAAGAATGCGAGGTTGCATACCGCGATTTTTTAGCAGACATTGAGAGATTTGAACGCGCGCTCTCAAGGTTGATTATTGAATGGAAAAATTCTTGTGAACATTATTTAACCAATTCAAAAATGAATCGAATCGCCTGGCTCGGGCAAGCATCAATGTGTTTGGATAGTAGAGTGCCATCAAGATTTTGCGGCGGATATAATATGCTGTCAGAAGATCAACAAACAGCAGCAGACTTAAAAGCATTTGAGTATTTAAACATTTGGTTATCTCAAAACAATAGGCCGCAACTCACATGGGAAGAGGCTCAATCAAAAACCAAAGCCGACATTTATTAATCCATGCAACTCAAGAGACCAATTTCAAAGAACGTTCTGACTGCAGCAAAGGAGAGAATATCGTTTGCATTCGATAATTTTGAAAAAATCCTTCTCTCATTTTCTGGAGGTAAGGATTCTTCGGTGATGTTTCACTTGGTAATGGAGGAAGCTATTCAGAGAGGCAGAAAAATTGGCGTGATGCTGATTGACTTTGAAGCGCAATATCGAGCCACTTCAGACCACGCAAATGAAATGTTTGATCTCTATAAAGATCACATTGATTTGCATTGGATATGTCTTCCAATAAAGCTACGCAATGCCGTATCAAATTATCAACCAACATGGACTTGTTGGGACTCTAATCATAAAAATGATTGGGTGAGGCAAATGCCGTCAAGAGATGGAGTTGTCAGCGATTTATCACATTATCCATTTTTCGTCCCAAATTTAGAATTCGAGGAATTTATTATCATGTTTGCAGATTGGTATTCGGAGGGCAGTCCTCTCGCAACATTTGTTGGGATTAGAGCTGATGAGAGCCTTAATAGGTTTAGAACAATCGCGATTGCAGACAAGGAAACATATCAAGGGAAGAGATGGACAACAAGAGTCGTTGGTGATGTCTATAACATTTATCCAATATATGATTGGAAAACAAAAGACATTTGGATCTATAATCGAAAATCAAAAAAATGCTATAATCGCATTTATGATTTAATGCATCAAGCTGGCGTTCCTCTCTCTCAACAGAGGCTCTGCCAGCCGTATGGAGATGACCAGCGAAAAGGGTTGTGGCTATATCACATACTCGAGCCACGAAGCTGGTTCAAGGTCGTTGCTCGCGTCAACGGAGCAAACAGCGGCGCTCTCTACATAAATGAAACAGGAAACATAAACGGAGTAAATAAAATTTCACTTCCTCCCGGCCATACATACAAGAGTTTTTGCAATCTGCTTCTCTCTACTTTGCCAGAAATAAGCAAAAAACATTTTATTGAGAGATTCAAAGATCACATTCGCGGATGGAGAAAGCGTGGATATCGCGGAGAGATTCCAGATAAGGCCCCGAGAGAACTTGAAAATAAGCATTGGGTCCCGTCCTGGAGAAGATTATGCAAAGTTCTTTTAAGGAATGATTGGTGGTGCAAGGGACTTGGAATGACACAACCAAAGAGCGAGGCTTACGGGGAATTTTTGAAAATAAAAAAAACTAAAAAATATGACCCCGTTAGCTAATGGCATTCACGAAGGAATAAAGCTCGCCTACCACGGGACGGTTCTCGATTGGGCAGAGACGCATGTACGCTTCCCGAACTCGGACCGCGCGAGCCGCTTCGACCGCACCGTGGCGCCGTGGATGAACGATGTTCTCCTCGCCGTCACAGACGATGAATCAACGCAGGTCTTTCTCCGCGCCAGCACCGGCGCGGGGAAGACGACGATGATGGAAACCCTTGCGTGTTTTATCGTCGCGCAGAAGCCGGGGCCGACGCTATTCGTCGGGCAGACGGATGACATGGTGAAAGACTGGACGGAATCGCGATTGCTTCCGATTTTCAGGGATTGCGAGCCCGTTCGCGCCTTGTTCCCTGAAGATCGACACGCGCTCCGCAAAACCACGATCTTCTTTCCGCACATGGTTCTTTTCGCGGGCGGTGCGAACATGACCAACCTCCAGGAGAAATCCATGCGCTACTGCATCGGCGACGAGGTCTGGCGCTGGAAGGATGGCATGATCAAGGAATTGAAAGCCCGCCACCACGACCGCTGGAATCGCAAGACGTTCCTGTGCTCGCAGGGAGGCAGTAGCGCGGACGAAATGGAACACGAGTGGGACAGCGGAACGCGTGAAGTATGGGGTTGGACGTGTCCGCATTGCAATAACTGGCAACGATACACATTCGACGCGATCAAGTTTGAGCAACCTAAGAACGCAGCGGGCGAAATGCTCTGGGATTCCGTTCAGGACTCGGTGCGCATGGAGTGCGAGCATTGCAAATCGCAATTCGCCGACACCGCCGCAGTGCGCCGCAAACTCTCGGCCGGCGCGAGCTTCCGCGCACTCAACACGAACCCCGTGCGCGGCCATCGCTCGTTTGAAGTGCCAGCCTACGGCGTGTGGTGGATTCCGTGGTTCTCCATCGTTAAAGAGTTTCTGGAAGCCAGCGAAGCCAAGGTCAACGGCAACCTGGAACCGCTGAAGCAATTTATTCAAAAGCGCAAGGCGCAGACGTGGCAGGAGGAGATTGTTTCTGACCTACCGGAAATCACCGCTGGAGATTATTCAAAACTTGATTTCCTCGACGGGCAGAAGATCGACGGCGAACACCGGCGCTTCCTATGCGTCGACAAACAGCGCGATCACTTCTGGTATGTCGTCCGCGCCTTCCGCGCGGATGGTTCTTCCATGCTTTTATCCGAAGGGAAAATCCTAACATGGGAGACGATCGAGTCACTCGCGCTGCAATACAACGTGCCGCCGCGCTCCGTCGTTATCGACGCCGGCTACGACACGCCACTTGTTTACGAGCGTTGCGCGCGTAACGGGTGGACCGCCTCGCACGGATCAGGACAGGATGGGTTTTCGCACATAGATGGGAACGGGCGCCGAGTGAAAAAATTCATATCCAGAATCGAGACGGCGGTTGCTGGGTCAGACAACCTCCGCGCGTTTTATTTCTTCCATTCCAACGAAAAAATAAAAGACAAGCTCGCCGCAATCCGCCAGCCGGACGCCGTGCCGAAGTGGGAAACTCCGAGAGACGCGTCCACCGACTACCGCGCGCAGATGGTTGCCGAAATGAAAAAGGACATCGTGAACTCGAAGACAAAGCAGGTTGAGTCGCGCTGGGTGCGGATCGGCGGGCGGGCAAATCACCTTTTCGATTGCGAGTGCATTGCGCTTGCGGCTGCTATGCTCGCGGGAGTCTTGCCGATTGGGGAGTGACCATTTTCCTGACGATAGGAAAATGGTTTTCATCATTTTCGTGGCGTCACGAAAATGATTGCGTCCGCAGAGCTAGGTTTTATGAGGCTCTGCGGGCTTCAAAAAATATTTTTCTTTTTTTGAAAAAAAGTTGTTGACGAGAAATCAAGTTCGTGAGATAGTCATCCCAGATCGAAGGCACCACGCCGACGACGAAACAAAAAAACCAACGACAAAAAATGAAAATCGAAAACGCAATCAAAAAACTAAACAAAGAAGGATTCACAGTTACTGAAGCCCACGGCTTTTACTCCGCAAAAAAAAGCGGTTGCAAAAAGCTGGTTGAGTTTCACCGGAACGGACGAAGCGACGAAGCCACCTGCATCGGATACCGCCGCGAAAACCACCACAGCGACAGCATGACCGATTATTGCGCAACTTTTTTTTGCGACAGCCTCGCCCGCGCTATTAAGTTGGCCCTCTCCTAAAACCACCCCGGCGCGGGCTCGATCCCCGCGCCAGCCTTGACCAACCAAACCACAACAACGACAAATCAAAAATATGAAAATCACAATCCGCCACGACCAGAACAGCATCGACCCATCCGCAACCTACACAGATGAGCAATTTGCCCAGGTGAGAGAATCCCTGGAACGCGAATACACAAAAGCCATCCTCGCCGAATATCCTGACGCTGAAATTGAATTTGAGGAATCGACAGACACCAAATCAATCGTTGTAAAAACCAGCGGCCTCGATGACCCCAGCGAGATCGAGGATAACATCCAGCGCATCACCGAAACCGTTTTCGAGACAGGGCTATTCTGGATATGAGCAAACCCCACACCCACGCCGGAGACAAAAACAAAAAACCAAAATGAACACCAAAATGAAACTAGAAAACAAACCGTGCGCAACTGTGTCGGAGTCCGATGTGGTTGGAATTAGCCTGCCGCATTGCGCGCACGGATTCCGTGCCGGCCTTGCATACGCCACGGTAAATGGGGTACTCGTAAAAATACACACGAGCGAGAGCGACCAATTACCCTATGAGGCGCACTTGGCTATTGTTAGAGCAAAACTAGCGGCCGGAGAAGGAGAGACAGTTTAAACCAAACAACCCAACGCACAACTTTAATTCTAACAACGCGGCAGGAATGGGAAGAAACTTCCGGCATGACCGTTGAAAATACCGTGGACAATGAGAAAGCAATCCGCCCACGGCGGCCCACGCAAAGGAGCGGGTCGCCCAGCAGGAAAAAAATCCGTTAAAGCCAGAGGCCGCACAGCCGTTACGCGCTCGGTATCCATGCAGCCCGAATCGTGGGACAAGCTCGACCGCCAGCGCGGCACTCAGTCTCGTGGAAAATTCATCGCGGCGCTTTTGACATAACCAACAAACCAATGGCACTCTCAAAATCCTTCTTTGGCCTCCCGCTCGCGACGCTCCAGTCGCTGCAGGCAAAATATATTGCCTGTATGGAAGCGATTGCGGTCGCGGGCTCGTCCTACTCTATCGCGGGCCGCAGTTTTACACGGGCGAACCTAGGCGAGGTTGCGCAGATGATAAAAGAATTACAATCCGCCATTGACAACGCGCAGGGCAGCAGAGTAAAGAGGACGCAGGCGGCATTTGCTACGCAAAGACCATGAGGAGAGATTTCATCACGAGAGCGCTGGAAGTTGTGTCCCCGAGGGCGGCGATGTCACGCATGATCTCGCAGGAGCGCCTTCGCAACTTTGGCCGTTTCGACTCCGCGCTCGACTCGACCAAACGCGGTATATCACGCAATATAGCTGGCGGGGAAGACACGGCAGGCACAGCAGAACGCTACAAACTCATTCGCGCTGCCCGAGATCTCGCCGATAATTTCCCGCCGGTGCGCTCTCTGCTGCTCAAATTCGCAACTTATGTTGCTGGCCGCCTCTCCTACCAAGCCCGCACGGGAGATAGAGATCTCGATGAGCAGGTAGAGCGATATTGGGCGAAATGGTGTCGGGAATGCGATTTTTTACGTCGTCACGATTTTACAACCCTCCTCCAGCTCGCAGTCATGGCGGTTTTGCGTGATGGCGATTGCGGTTTTATTATCGTTCGTGACGGCGATAACTTGAAGCTCCAGAGCGTTGAGGCCGATCGCATCGGATCGCCGTACAACCGGCTAATTGATTCGAACACATATATTGGCGGCATCATGCTCGACGAGTATGGGCGCCCCGAGAAGTATCAAATTTTTGTCAGGACAATCAACAATCAGTACATCGAGCCAACTGACATTCTAGCCAGTCAATTTATACATTTATTCGACGCAACCCGCCTCGACGAATATCGCGGCCGATCGGCATTTGCTACCGCGCTAAATGCCGCACGCGATCTCCAGGAGACTCTAAAGGCTGAGGTACAGGCGATTAAATTTGCATCGTACCAGACAGGGATTATTACCACGGAGACTGGATCGGCTGATGCCGCCGACTATTTCGCCACCAGTACTCGCAATGATCTCGGCCAAACCGAGAAACTATCAAACGTAGATCCTGGAGCTATCCAATACCTCTCGCCAGGCGAGAAAATGGAGATGTTCAAGAGTGATCGCCCGGGCGGGGCGTTCGGCGAGTTCGTTCGTCTCGTCCAATCGCACATTGCAATGGCCGTCGGGCTCCCGTACGGGTTCGCATTCGATGCCGATAAAAGCGGACCAATGGCTCGAATGGAGGCCGCGATGGCCGAGCGCACGTTTGCCCGCTGGCGCGGACTATTAGAATCGCAGTTTCTGACCCGGATCAAAAACATTGTACTTCTTGATGCTGCCGCCCGCGGAGAGATTGATGATTCTGAATTCCTCCTTGATGGCCGCTGGTGTTGGCCCGCGAAGGTTTCTATTGACTATGGCCGCGAGGCCAATGCGGATATTGCTCTCTGGAGAGCCGGACTGAAAACTGCCGGCCAGATTTACAGCGACGCAGGCGAGGATTATGAAGAGGCGCTGCGCGCCCGAGCCAAGGAGACGGCCATGATCGTTGATCTAGCCGATGAAATGGGCATCCCGCCGCAATATATTTCGGATTCTATCGTAATGCCGAAGCGGGATGAAGCCACGCCTGTCTCAGCGCCAGAAACGACACAGCAATTCCCCGAAACTGTCGCGCCTGAAATTGTCGCTCCTGCCGAAACCGCAGAACTCGACGCAGACATCGATCTCAAACCGACTGCTGGCATGGTTGCCGAGGCCAAGAGAGGTTTGGAATGGCGCCAGGAATACGGGCGCGGAGGAACAAATATCGGAGTGGCCCGAGCTCGCGATATATCCAACGGGAAAAATTTGAGCGAGGATACGGTGAAGCGAATGCACTCGTTTTTTTCTCGACATGAAATCGACAAGCAGGGCGAGGGATTTTCTCCAGGTGAGGATGGATTCCCGAGCGCGGGTCGCATTGCGTGGGCATTATGGGGAGGTGATGCGGGGCAGGCCTGGGCGGCAAATAAAGTCGCGCAGATCAACCGCAATCGCGAGCTCAAGCGCAAGACCAAGGCCGTCTCTGTAATGCAACGCGACGCTCACGGACGGATACTCGGATTCGAGATGAAAACCGAGCTAATCATGCCGATTCCTGCTGGCGGCGAGGATGAGGAAGACTTTTATGATCGTTGCATGGCAGATGACACGATGAATGCAGAGTATCCCGATGCCGGTCAACGCTTCGCAGTCTGCAAAACTCAATACAAAAAATGATTACACAAGGAATTTCGCTAGAGGCGAAAAAACAGTTTTTGATCGGAATGCACCAGCCGACCGATACCTACAAACTCGCGCTCTACACGAAACGAGCAAATGTTGGACCGTCAACAACAGCCTACACCCCCGAAGGCGAGGTAGTCAGCCAAGGCTACTCGCAAGGCGGGTTTGTTCTCGCAGGATTTCGCTCAGGCATGGCTGGGGCAAATGCTTTTGTCACATTCAACGATCTGCGAATTGACCGGGCTACATTTACAGCGCAGGGGGCGATGATCTACAATGCAAGCAAGAACAACGCCGCGCTCTGCACGCTGAATTTTGGTAACGAACGGCCCGTGTTCGACGGGACATTCGAGCTCTCGTTTCCGAATCCCACTGAAAAATCAGCCCTGATACTACTCGCATAAATTATGGTCGCATCCGCACCATCCATTATCGACGGCAAAACATTTGACCGCTACTCCCTCAACCTCGCCATTACCGGCATATACAACGGAGACGGCACGCCAGACGCCTGCATTAACCTCCTACTAACCCCAACTCGCATCGCCCCTGCCATCGAAGACGACGCCGGAACCCGCGTTCCCGCCCGAGCCGAGCTCGCCCCGCAGGCCGCTCGCAGCATCCTGCGAGGTCGCTTCGCTGAAGTCCGCGATCCCGCTGAGGTCGCCGCCATCGCCGCCATCCAATCCGCCCTCCAAACCTACCTCGTCGCGAAAGGACTCTAAGCTATGGCCCTTATCACCTCAGCCGCCACAGGAAATTTCAGCGCCGGAGCCACATGGACAGGCGGCGTCGTGCCGACAGTCGGCGACGAAGCCCGCGCCAGCAACGGCCACACGGTCACGATTGATGTCAGCACGACTTGCGATGAAATCTCGAACGCAGGCACCGGAATTTTCACACTAGCCAGTGGCGTCACGCTTACAGCGAATGTTACGAGCAAATCCACCACTACCACGCGCAACTGCCTGCAATTCACTGCCGCAGCGCCAGCGGTCGGAACTATTGTTGGGAATTGCACGGGCGGGACTGTTGGAGGGGCTATTGCCGTAAACAATACTTCTACTGGCACGATTAGCATTGCAGGCAATGTTACCGGGGGCAGCGCAGCCGCCAATTTCGCTCAAGGCGCAGTGAATTCATCCACAGGAGCAATAACCATCACAGGCAATGTATCCGGCGGATCTGGCGCGAGCGCGTACGGGGTGCAGAACGTATCCACAGGAACAATGACGATCACCGGCAATGTCACTGGCGGGAGCGGGTCTAATAGCGTTGCCGTGCTCAACAGTTCCACCGGAACTATTACTATTACGGGGAATGCCACAGGGGGGAGTGGAGGCGCCTCTAATGGTGCACTTAACAACTCAACCGGCACTATCACTATTACCGGCATTTCCACCGGAGGGACCAATGCGACCGCTTATGGAGTCAACAATGCGTCCACGGGCACTATAAATTTAGGCCGCGCAAAAGGCACAGCCTACGGCCCAGGCAACACCAGCGGACTCGTCGCAGTAGTCGGCGCGTTTAATACTGGGCTAGGCGTCATTGAAATACAGGAGCTGGAATACGGCCAGTACGGCATGACTCCCACCAGCGGAACCGGGATCCGCCTCAAGAAGGTCAGCACCAACCAAGCCGTCTTTAATTATGTCGATGCAGGCGCAGCAAAAACCTTAGTGGACGCCACTCAAGGACAGATGCCCGCCGTTACCGATGTTCGCGCCGGAATCAGCTACGCCTCGGGCACGTTGATCGGCACCTGCGCCGTCCCCCCTGCCGCCAGCGTGGGATTTGGTGTCCCAGTAGATGCCACCACCGGCACTGCCGCGCTCACGCCTGCGAGCGTATGGGATCATTTACTCTCAGCTATCACCGCGAGCGGCACGATCGGAACGCTCCTTAAAACCAACATCGACGCCACAATCTCAAGCCGCTCCACCGCCACCACCGCTGGAATTGCTGATGCCGTATGGGATGAGCTATTGGCCGATCATACAACTAATGGCAGTTTTGGCGCGCGCATTGTCCGGTCGCTTAATTCAAACAATACTCTGCAACTAACCGGATCGCATCACGCCGCCGCAGACATCCACGAATTCCAAAATGATGTTATTGCCGATTACGCATTTGCGCCTAGTGCGGTGACGCTTTTTACGGATGCTGTCCGCGCTGAACTCACGCCAGAGCTAGACGAGATTGGCGAGGTCCACTTGATCCATGGACTAAAATCCGGCAGCGACCTCACCGTCACGCCGACGAGTCGCGTGGCTGGCGCGGTGTCACAGACGATTTCAGGCGACGGTACAACGACGACCACGGTTTCTCGCGACTGATGACGATTCTTACAAGCCTGCTTATAGCCACACAGGGCTTGCTGCCAAGCCCGACGCCGCTGTCGATTGGCACGCAGGGCTTACTCCAAATCTCCGGCGCGCCGCCACCACCGCCACTCGTGGCAAAGGATTTGCCGGGGGGATTTACTTCGCGGCCAGTCCTATCAATCAAGGTTAGAGGAGTCACGGCCAAGCTCTCGACCGATGGCGTGAGAGTTGCGACATCGGCGAGCGTGCGGGCTCAAAGCAACCACGCCGTCGCGCAGATATCCACTCCATCGCCGCACATTTCGGCATTCGCGAATATCGCATCCAACATCACGAATCTCTCGGCGAGCCGCATCAAGCCTAGCATATCGACTAGTTTCGAGGTTGTGGGTTGCGCAGAGGACGACGAGGCTGCGATTCGCATGATGGCACAGGCGGCGTTTGAAGAATTTTACCCGCAAAACATCGCGGACGCTTGCGACGATTAGGGGAGTCGCGCTCAGCTAATTTGACATCCGTGTCCACGCATGGACATCATCGAAGGCGTCTCAATCATCTCGGTCGGCGAAGCCAAGGGCCACGGCCTCTTCGTGGACGCGATCACCCTGCAAGAAGTCAAAGCCTGCGCCGAGAGCTACGCGGGCGGCGTCAAGGTCAATCTCGACCACGGCGCAGGGATTAAGGACATTGTTGGATTCTGCGACAATTTCCGCATCATAGGTGACAAACTCGTTGCTGATCTAAACCTGCTCGAGAACGCAGAGAAACGAGCCTATGTGCTAGAGATCGCCGAGAAGCTGCCCGACACATTTGGCATCTCCATCGCATTCTCTGGCCCCGTCCGCGATATCAGCGGAAAACGCTTTGCGAGCTGCACAGAGCTTTACTCTGCCGACCTAGTACAGACCCCCGCCGCGAACCCGACCGGCCTATTTTCATTCCAGGCAGTTGACAAAAAATCCAATAAAATGGAAGACGCCACTATTGAAATCGAACCCGAGGAGGACGAGAAGGAAATCTCCATCGCGGACCTCCTCAAGCGACTGATGAGCCTTGAATCTGCCTTTGGCGATTACAAGAAAAAAATGGAAGAGATGCCTGCCGGCGAGCCTGAGAAAAAAGAGGAAATGTCCGAGGACGCCGCCCTCTCCCGCTTTGAAGCAAAGCTTGACCAAATAATCTCCAACTTCGGCGCTGCCCCAATGAAAGCCAGCGCCGCCGTCGAAGAGAAGAGAGAGCAACCGCTCGACCTCAAGGCATTCATCGACGCCAAGACATCCGAACTCGGCAGCCGTACCGCCGCGATCAAGTTTGCGATGAACGCCCACCCCGCCGAATACATCGCCCTCCGCGATTCTAACCGACTCACTTTCTAACACACCACCATGGCAACACAAATCGACAACTCATTCCGGACGTTCTCCTTCGCGAGCGCGATCTCGGCCAACACGCTCGTCTATGTATCGGGCGCTAACGCAGCCGCTGCGGTGGTCACCGCTAGCGAAGCAATCGGAGTCGTGCAAGACGATGTCTCTGCCGCTGATGTCGGCGATGTGAAACTTTTCCATCCGACCCAGTTCGGCCTCGTCTCTCCTGGCCCTGTGACTGCTGGCAATAATGTGTTCGCTACGACTGGCGGCGTCATTGTTGGCACGCTCGTTACCTCAGCCTTAACGCTCGGCGTTGCGCTCCAGAACGGCGCGACCGGCGAAGTGATCGAATACGCTCCTAAACTCTAATCCAACACCAGAACCACTACCATGGCAATCTCCACTACCACAATCCGGGGCGACATCGCACAGGCCGTCTTTGAAGGCCGCAGCAACCGCCAGAATCTCTTCATCGGCGCGGAAGTCATGCCGATTTATGTTGCGGATGTTCGCTCGGGCGAATATCTCAAAATCAATCTCGGACAGAGCGAGGCTCTGAACGACGACGCGACCAAGATCGCTGCCGGTTCGGCGTACCCACGCGTTAGCCGCAAATTCGTGAGCGACACCTTCGCCACCACCGAATACGGCCTCGAAGAAATCCTCCCCGATGCTACTCAGCGTGACCTAGCTCGCTTCCTCGATGTCGAGGTTGCCGTCGCTGATATGCTCCTGAACCAAATTCAGATCGGCCACGAGGCCCGTGTTGCTACCGCAACCTTCGCCGCGAATGGCTTGACTGCAATCTCCGGCACAGGATCGACAGCCGCCTACACTGAAGCAAACATCACCACATTCGACCTCCCCGCAGATGTCGCCGCTGGCAAGCTCGAGCTCGCGAAATATGGGGTTTTGCCAAATACGCTTGTAATGAGCGCCGTACTCTTCGAGCGCGTTCGCCGCTCGACCAAGGTACAGAACCAAATGTTCGGCGTTGTCGCTACCAACAGCACCCGCCTGCTCTCCGAGCAGGAAGTTGCTCAGGCTTGCGGCGTTGATCGTCTCTTGGTTGGCCGCGCACCTAAAAACTCCGCAGCTAAAGGCAAAACCTATTCCGGCAGTTTCGTATGGGGCGATTCGTACATCGCTCTCGCCGATACACGCGGCGGTGAGTTTGCCGCTGGCGGATTCGGTCGCTCGATCCTCTGGGGCGCTGATAGCCCTGTGCCCTTCGTTGCGGAAACCTACCGCGACGAGGCCCGTCGCTCGAATGTGCTGCGCGTTCGCCAGCATGTCAGCGAGAAGGTCATCGACGGTTCCAGCATCATCCGCATCACGACTGGCCTCTAAGACTGCTTGGTTGTTCATCAAGAAAACCCGCCCTTGCAAAGGGGCGGGTTTTTTGTTTTACATTGCAAGCCGCCTGTGGTTTGTTGGTGGCTTGAGATATGAAAACAGATATTGATGTTAGGCCAATCCCAGCGAATGAAGCGGAGCCTTGGATTCTTGCCAAGCATTATCAAAAAAGAATGTGCATGATCGTTCATGCCTTTGGAGCGTTTCGCGGAACTGACTTGATTGGCGTAGTGACTTATGGCGTGCCAGCCTCGCCGCATCTTTGTCGCGGCATTTGCGGAGAAGAATGGGCCGACAAGGTTTTAGAGTTGAATCGGCTATGCTGTGAAAATACCAAGGACACCGCATCCCGCCTTGTTGGCAGATCGCTTCAGATGCTGCCAAGCCCTTCGATTGTGGTTTCGTATGCCGATACCAAGCAAGGCCATGTTGGTTATGTGTATCAGGCTACAAATTGGATTTACACGGGCCTCTCCGCGAAGCGCCTTGATGCCGTGAAGGTCGGCGAAGAAAACAAGCACAGTCGCGGCAAATGGGGCGAAGGATTTGAATATGTCGAGCGATCCAGAAAGCATCGCTATATTTTCTTTGTCGGATCAAAAGTGCAAAGAAAAAAACTTGCATCTCTTCTGCGATATGATCGCGAGGCATACCCAAAAGGCGAATCGCGTCGATACGATGCCAGCGCAACAATAGATATTCAAACATCATTTTGTTGACAACCGCACCCAATCAGACATGAACCGAAAACCACGCCTAGTTGCCGGGCTGATCACAGGCAACGAAGAAGAGCGCATCGAGCGATGCGTGAAATCCTATGGGAAAATCTGCGACGAAATCGTTGTCATTCGCGCTATCGGATCTCTTAAGCCGGATCGCACATTAGACATTGCCAAGGAACTTGGTTGTCATGTTGCCGAATATCGAAATTCCCCACTATGCGACGGGTGGCCGCATCTCGACAATTTCGCCGCCGCCCGCAACATGGCCTTTACTCAAGCCTATGACCTCGCCGACGAGGGAGGCTGGGTTATGTGGGCCGATATCGATGACATCCTGCCAGAAGAGCAGGTTGAACCGCACCGGAAGGCACTCACAGAATGCCCGCAGGATTGCGATTGGATTCTGACCGACTACGTGATCCCCGAGCAACACAAGCGGGCGCCACGGGAGAGATTCTTCCGCTACAAAACCGGCTGGTGGTGGCGCCCCGTGCATGAGAATATGCACCCGACGAAGCCAGTTAAAATCTGGAGCCGCCGCGATCTTGAGAGTGCCCGCCACATGCCCCCGCTTGGCCGCAGGTCAAGCAATGACCGCAACACGCGCATCCTCGAGTTCAACGATTCGTTCACGCCGAACATTAAATTCTACCTACACTACGAGAAAATGATCCAAGGCGAGCGAGAGGAGGCAATCCGATACGGCGCGGAGGCGCTCGCGCTAAAATCGCTTGATGGGGTCCATAGATACGAAACGCTCTTGAACATGAGCAATATGACAGGCGGAGATACTGCCATGCGTTTTGCCACCGGCGCTGAAAAGGTCGATCCCAACCGCCGCGAAGCCCTCGCGCTACAAGCGTCGATCCTAATGGATAACGGCAAGGCCGAGGAGGCCCTAGCGATAATCGACCGAATGGATAAAATCCCTGTGCCATCGTTCCCTCAATGGACGCACAGGGCTGAGTATTACGGATGGAAAGCAAAACAGCTTAGGGCATGGGCGCTGCGGCTAACAGGCGAGGGGCGCCAGGCATTCAGAGTCGAGTCAAGCGTCTTGGCTAATGGGGGAACTCCGCGAATCTCCTTGCTTCACGCCACTAGGGGGAGGCCGCTGCGCGCCGTGCAGAATATGAATTTATGGTTGTCGAGGGCCACGCGTCCCGAGCGGATCGAACACATCTTCGCAGTGGACTGTGATGATGAGAGCGCCGCCCAGCTTCAACGATTCTCTAGTGTCATGCAACAAGATCCAGACGGCCACGCAGTCGGAGCCTGGAATCTCGCAGCCAAGCATTCGACCGGCGACATATTGCTGCAATTTTCGGACGACTGGGAGTGTCCCCCGGGATGGGACGAGATGATCGAACAGAGGATCGACATACGCCAGTCACAGGCGCTCCGCATCTCGGATGGCGTTCGCACTGACGAGCTAATGCCAATGGCGATTATCACGCGCAAATTCTATGAGCAATACGGCCTCTTCGATAAACACTTTAAAAACCAATACTCGGACGCCGAGTTCACCATTCGTGCGCAGAAGGCAAATGCCGTCATTGAAGCGCGAGATATTGTATTTGCTCATCATCATCCTATTTATGAGCCCTCTATCACGACTGATGAGACGCATCGCCGTGTCAATGACCCCGTCGAAGCTGAACGCGCGAAAGCAATTTTTGAAAAATTAACCACATGAAAAAACTAACACTACTTCACGCGACTCGCGGCACCCCCGAGCGCGCACTTGCAACCCGCCAGATTTGGATTGACAGGGCGATTCATCCCGACCGCATCGAGCATATTTTCGGCATTCAATCCGACGACGACCAGAGCGCCCGCGCATTTATCGACTGCCAGCACAGCGTCAGCGTTCCGCCGCCAGAGTGGGCATCGTCATCTGTCGCCAACTGGAATGCCGCTGCGGCGCTATCAACGGGCGAAATCCTGATCGTAGTCGCTGACGATCTCACGCCGCCGCAAGGCTGGGATGAACAGGTCGAGAAGCTACCGCCGGGCAACCTGGAATGGGCTTGCTATGTCCCCGATACCGTGCGCGGCGATGGCCTGATGTGCCATCCAATCATTTCGCGGGCGCTCTACAACAAGCGCGGATATATTTTCCATCCCGATTTTTTCGGCGTATTCTGCGACAACGATTTCACCGTGCGCACGCAGCTCGAATGTCCGATTCTGCAAGTGAAGGGTCTGCAATGGAACCACGACCATCCGAGCAATGGAACGCGAGCCGAAGATGACATCGTCCGTCATCAAAACAGTCAAGAAGCCTACAAATATGGGGCGAACAAGATGGCCGAAATGTGGCCAATGCTCACGTTATTTAACCGCTGCCGATCAGTCGAGAGCGATATCCACCAACATCTCCTTCGGCTCGCGCAACTCGCCCGCGAATGCAACCACATCACCGAGTTCGGCGTGAGAAGCGGCATGTCCACCTTCTCTTTTCTGCATGGGCTCTCCAACAAGATACGTCCTGTGCTTCGCAGCTATGATCTCGGCGATCCCTACAACATCTTCGCCCTTCGCCCGCAACTCCAGGTCGATTGGCTCTTTCGCCACGGATCGACGCTGGATGCCGATGTGATCGAAGAGACCGACATGCTCTTCGTTGATACGCTCCACACCTACGGGCAGGTCAAAGGCGAGCTGGATCGCCATGGCAATCAGGCGCGTAAATACATCGCATTCCATGACACAGTCTCCTTCGGCCTCGTCGGCGAAGATTATCGGGAACCTGGCATCAATCTGGCGATTCAGGAATTCATGCGCGACAACCCGCATTGGGTGCTCTTCGAGCATCACGAGAACAACAACGGCTTGACAATCCTAGCGAGGAAATGATTACGCATTCAGTCTGGATCGGCCCGAAGCTGGGGCTGATGGAGAAACTAACGCTCACGCTTCTCGCTAAAAATGGCAACTCGCCCACGCTCTGGGTGAGAGGTGAGGTAGATGGCGTGCCTGATGGCGTGAAGGTCGAGCAACTGCCGAAGGATGTCTTGCAACCGATAGGATTCGCGGGCATCCCCCACCCCTACATCCCCAATGGGGGGATTGGATCATTCGCGCATTGGAGTGATTACTTCGCGCTCGAAACCCTCTACCGCCACGGTGGCGTGTGGGTGCAGATGGACTGCGCAGTCACCGTCAAGCTCGATCTTGAGCCTTATACATTCTCGCCTTGGCTCTCTTCCGTCTCGCCTGTCGTCATGGCGCTCCCGAAAGGTGACGCCTTCTCCAAGGACACGGCGGCGCACCTTGCCGATATGCTCTCTGATGGCATGGCGGGACGCGATTGGCATGAGGCCATGATTGCGATTCATGCAGGCTTGCAACGCTACGGCATCGCGTATAAGACGCTCCCGCATTATTTCGACTGCGGCGGCGTGCCGGAGTCGCCATATACGCATCCAATCAAGGCCGATGTCATCCACTGGTCGAATGCCACGCACAATCAGTCGAAAGAGAAGCCGGTCAAGGGGAGCGAGTATTGGCGACTCTGCAAAGAGTGCCAGTTGATTTAATCCCCCATCTGTGAGTACTCTTATTGAGTTTTTGGCGAATGATCTTGACGCCATGATTGGCGAATTGCCGGTTACTGTATTACATCAGGGCCGATCATTTACAGCGAACCGCACGACGCTGCGTCGAGACAATAATTTGCAAGATGGCGGATTCATGGGATCGGTCGCAATGTCTCTAACCGCCCCCTATAACGCCGCTACACAGCAAGTCAATCTCGGCGACCGCGTGAGCATTTCCGGCGCTGAGTTTCGAGTGATTTCGGCGGAGCTAGCCCAGGATGGTGTTTCTGTGGATTTCGCGCTTGAGGATGTGAATCGATGAGCATGTTTTTTCCAACACAGCCCGAATCGCCGAAGCCTGCGGCAACAATTACTCTCACGTTAGAAAAGGCACTCACTGATGCTTTCATCCAGGCGGTCCAGGCCGAGATGGGATCGGCTCTCGTTGTCACTGCCGCTGAGAATTTCGACAACATGACGCTCCCGGCTTGTTTCGTAAAATGTGCTCGCCAGCAGGAGTCGATTATCAATTCCGCGATCTTCCAATTTAGCGTAGATATTGCGCTCGCGGTGCAGGCAGATGACGCGAACGCGCAAACGCTGGAGTCCCTGTGGGCCGAGGTGTTATGCGTGGCCTACGATGTGAATGGCATTGTTGGCAAGCTGAATTCAATTCGCCCCCAGTATTGCTACATTTACGGCATTCTGCGCGATGGCCCTGTTTCCCTGCAAACAACTGAACGCCACTTTTTGCGATCTGCCTCTCTCACAGTTCATGCTTCGCTGGTGAGTTGACAATTCGATCAGAATATGGCCGCAACCGTGATCACTTCATCTTCCGCCTCAAACGTCACTTTCGGAGCAACCGCCGAGACTGGTATAATCCTCTCGAGTTTTTCTCGTAGCGTTCAGAGCTCAAAATCTGAGCTAATGGACGAGGATGGCGACATCGTCGCAGTTTCTTACTACGGCGCAACCGCCACGATCTCTCTCTCGGGCGCAATCAATGGAACATCTGGACTCGCCACTGCGAGCGTTGGCGCACTTCTCACCCTCGCAAATGCCACAACCGCCCACGGCGTATCCGGCGGAAAAATCATTGTTGATTCCGTCTCCTCCGAACAAGGCAGCGATTCGTTCAAGACGATTTCTGTTGAGGCGACACAATACCCTAGCCTGTAATTTCTGGCACGAAGCCCCGCTGGCAGACCGGCTAAAGTCTGCCGAAAATATGATACAAGAAATTATTAACACACACGAAGAATTTGTCTATACAGCCAATTTGAAGGCTGCGACTGCATTAGCCACGCTCGGATTCGGACTAAAATACCCAATGCCGGTAACACGCACAGTGCGCACGGACGGGAAAGAGTCAACGGTATTCTGGTTTAATTCTAAAAACGACAGGGGAGAGAATGCGGAGAGCGTCATTCTCGGAATGACTAAGGGGGGAGATCAGCTAGAGAGAGAGGACCCTGAGCACATTGTGAATTATTTGAGGGCGTATGCTGCAAATCGCGATGCGTTAGTCGATATTATCCGCCAGACCCCGCGCCGCATCATTGTCGAGACGAACGGTAAGCGCATTCTCGTTCGGGAGGACGCCACGGATGCCGATAAAAAAGAGCTAGCGAAACATTTATGAAGAGCAAAAACATAGATAGGGAACTAGAAAAGGATGACGAAATCCTCCGCGAGGAGTCGATGAGTGATGGGCTAAAAAAGGTTATGGGCCTCGAAATGCGACCGATTACGGCACTGTCGGTTTCATGGATGCAACGAAACGAGATTTTCTCTGACACTAAAGACATGATCTGGAAGACGGCGGCTTTCGCATTTCTTCATTCCGCCCCATATCCGACTATTCGAGAATCTGTTAATGATAAGTCGGCCTTTGTCGATGCTGTCGATGCTTGGATCGAAAAAAATCTTAATCACCACCTTCAGAGCGCCGAGCTCGCTGCCGAGATGAACGAGGCGTTTACGCGCTATATGTCAGCGGCGAGTGAGCTAGTTGGATCGAAAGGTTCGGCGTCGGGAAACTAGACAGCCCCGGCTGGCTGGCGGGCTACTGCTACCGGCTCGCCAAAATCACCGGCTGGGGCTTCCGCGAGATTATGGAAGAGCTGCCATTCGGGGCGGGGTTGCAGCTGATATTTTGCGACGATTCGGCGAATGGCCGAAAACGGAAATGGACGCGCAATAATAGGAGCGCGAATGTTGACGCCCTCACCGCAATAGAGGAGGCAATGCAAAATGCCCAAGTTCAAATTTGAAGCCCGCAAACTAGAATCCATTCTTAAAGAATACGCCGAGATTCGAGAAGTCGAAATTCCAAAAGCGGTTTTGATCAATGGACGGCTGCTTGCAAAGGAGCTTATGCGCCGCACGCAACCATTCGGGATCAAGCAGGATTCGGGAGAAAAGCGAGTTGAGTATGACATTCGCAAAATCATCAAAGACGACGACCACCTCGAGCGCATGGCGGACAAGGTCGACGGCGAGAGGATCCGCAGCCGACTTAAACATCTCATCTCGCTTAAGAAATACGATGTCGTTAAAACTATTTTGCAAAACATCGGATTCCTTCGCAAATACGGCGACATGGAGATCGTTAATAATTATCGCGAACCACACCAATCAAACCGCAAGCCGAATACGGGGCGCACTGCATCCCGTGGAGATAAGCTCTACATCGCAGCATCTGGCTTGCCGGAGTATATCAATGAGATCGCCAAGCGCGTCGGAACCGCAAAAGCTGGCTGGGCCGAGGCGGCCAATCAATTACCATCAGCAACAGGCAAGGGGAATTTGTACGATTTCCCTGCATGGGTGAAACGGAATATGCGCGGGAACGGGGAAGCCCGAAACGATACTGCAAACATATCCAATCCAACCGTGACGCTTACAAACTCCACGCCCTGGATTGACGGGGTATGTCCAGCGGTCGAGAGGGTTAAGGCAGTCGAAATCGTCATTTCTCGCATGAAAAAACAAATGGAAATGATTCTAAAAAAACGCAAAAAGGCTTCGGCCTCGCAGGTTTGACATTAGGCGCAATAATATGGCTGATGTAAGCGTCGAATTTGGGGCGAAAGATACAGGGCTCGAAAAAACCCTTCAGCAAATTCAGGATGAGATGTCCAATTTGCAGGGCAAGGTCAAAAGCGGCGAATTGACCATGACAGAGCTAGAATCAACGATGAAGCGCATCGGCCAGGTTGAGAACATGGAGAAGCGCCTCAGAGCCATGGGCGACGCCTCCGCCGAGTCCTCTCCGAAAATCAAGGCTCTCGGTAGCGATATAGAATCTGCCGGGTCGAGCGTTAAATCAGTTGGAGGAATTTTTGATGAGGAGTTTAATAGAATCTCCGCGGCGTTTACTGTCGGGAACCTCGCCGCACAAGGTTTCCAGAAACTTGTAGAACTCACTTTTGCTGCCGCGCAGAATGTCATTCAAGGATTTTCTGACGCTCTCGACCTCGGCGGGCGGCTGAACGAACTCTCCAGCCGCACCGGCGAGACGGCCGGCAAACTCCTCGTGCTTGAGACGGCCTTTAAAAACTCCGGCCTCGAAGCCAGCACGGTCGGCACTGCGATCAATAAGCTCCAGAATTTCATGCAGGATGCGGCGAATGGGGGCGAGAAGCAACGCGCCGCCATGCAAAGCCTCGGCGTCTCGATGAGCGAACTCGCGGGCAAGACGCCGACCGAGCAAATGAAAATCTTCGCCGACCGCATCGCGGGCATCGAAGACCCCACGGCCCGCGCCGCTGCCGCCTCCGAGGTTTTCGGCGACAAGCTCGGCGGCAAGCTCCTGCCTCTCTTCTCCGATTTCAGCGGAAACCTCGAAGACGCCCGCGCTAAAATCGGCTCGCTCGAACAGGTCATGGATGACAACGCCGCCACCTTCGACGCTGCCGCCGAGACTATCGATGCTGTGAAGGGCAAAATGGCCGCATTCGCTGCTGGGATTTTGAGCCAGGTTATTCCAGCTATTACAGGATTAGGAAAATCGATGGAGCAAGTGGATGCGGCAGGACTCGGCCAAGAAGTCGGCGAATTCCTTTCCCCGCGCTTGGAGAAACTGAGCCTTGTCACCATTGGTGCTTCCGAGTCGCTAAAACAACTTATCAATCTGCTCACGACAGCACCATCAAGCACATCCGCTTTCGGCAGAGTTATAAACGCCGTTGCGGAGAGCCTTAACGGGTTCAATCACTACATGCAAAAGGCGATCAATTTCATCTCTCCGATGGATGATCTCTGGACGATGCTTGAGCAGAAAGGACGCGCCGCCGCCGATGCTCAAAAAGACCTTTCCTCTAAAACAGACACCGCCTCCGAATCCATAAAAAGCTCAGGCGCCGCCGCGCAGGACGCCACGGGTAAGATCGACACTTTGGGAGCTTCTGCAAAAACCGCCGCGCAAAATATCGACGGAGTCTTTTCGCTCGGCTCGGATTTTGCCGCGAAGCTCGATGGAATCAGCGGCTCCTGGGGAGGCTTAAACGAGCAAATCTTCGGCAGCAAGGTGTCTCTCAGCGAAAATCTCTCACTCGCTGATTCCATGACCGGATCGGTGCAGGAACAAGTTCAAGCGCTCGGCGGCGTCAACGAAAGCCTGGAGTCCATCCTCGCTTCCGAAAAACAAAGCGAAGAATCCAAGAAGGCCAGCAAAGACCTCGCCGAACTCATTGACAAAACCTACGGCAGCCACGCCGAGAAACTCGCTAGAGTCCAAGCTAGCAACGAAAAGGCGAAGAACGCTATTTCCAGCTACGCATCATGGGTCGATTACATAGCAAACAGCAATCCCGAGAAAGCCCCGAAAAAATTATCTGAAAAAACCAGAGAGGCGAGGCAGGAAATTGAGGCCTACGGGAAATACATTGGCCAGGATTTAAAGAGAGTCTCTTTCCCTGATATCGCAAAAAGGCTCGGTATAAAAACCATGGGGATGGATGGGAGCCAGCAAATTGATGCGATATTGGGCCACATTAACAAAAAGCTCCCTGGGGCCAAACATAGTGTCGTTGACGAAAAGGCGAGCAAATCCGCCGTTGATGCCACCGCTCTTGAGGTCAGGAAATCCCTATCTGAAGCGGTTGATTATTCTGTCAATACAGAGGGCGGGGGGAAGACATTATTGGCAATCGAGGCCTTGGTGGATGTCATTAAAGGATATGTTGACGAGATTAGAGGGAAACTTCCGATACAAGCATTAGCATAATAAAATGAGCTACACAATTCGATCAGGAAATCAGGGGTTCCCTATTCCTATTGCTGGGACAAAGAATGTAAAAACATTCCCTAGTGGATTGGTATTAGTGTCCCAGCAATACGCAGTACCTAAAGGGCTGGAGGCAAATTACGCTGCTCGTTTCGCTGTCGGCAAACTATTACGAATTAGCAGCCCTGCGGTTGATGGGTTGTATATTTTTCCAGAACCTGAATGGCGAGACAGCGGAGATGGATTCACTAGGATTACAGTTTCGGCCTATGGCAGGTCCGGGTTGCAACCCAAAACGGAAACTAGTTACATATCGGGAACATATGAACTTTATAGCGCTAAGACTACAGATATAACCATCGGGGGAGTTGTAGTATCTACAACAACTAGCTTTGTCTCATTAGGCAATAAGCCATCTATCAATGGTGTATATACTGTTCGCAAGGTTATCGCTAGCTCTGAGCCTCCGTTCCTCCCTACTCCTCAAATAACTACGCCGTATGTCGCCCCTTATGGCGGGAATCCATTTATTGAAGATGGTTCTGCTATATTGAGACTAGCGAGAGCCGAAATAACAGTGACAAATTTCGGGGTGTGGTCCGAGGTTGTTGATGTTCATGTGGCTGCCGCTAAGTACTACTTCGACCCTGCCAAAGGACAGCAATCGCCGTCGTAATATATTAAAAATGAATCTGCCTGTCGATTTTGATCAGCTCGCAAAAAGCGCAGGGTCCGCCTCGTTAGGCGGATATCCGTATCGTATAAAAGGGTCTGACTTGATGAAGAATTTCGTGTACTGCAACATTGATGGAGATCCCACTATAATTGAAAACACCATTGGACAGAGCGGGCATCCGTCACGACGCCTAAAAATCCCAACTGTTCCGCCCACGGGGACTCATGTTCTGGGCGCAGTCGATGGCACGTTGCAGTGGCTCGATACTGAGGAGTGCTAATATGACTCTAGGCCGAACATCATCGAACGCGATAAAGATCAAAACTGACAACGGCGGCCTCCGCGCGGTGAATTGCGCGTGCTGCGAGCCGTGCAGCACTTGCGCTTTTTCTGAAGGGGATATTGTAACAATCTCCGCTCTGGGTAAATCCAGCACCGTTACCATTGTCGGGACGCTATTTTGCGAAGGGTATATTGGAGAGCAGACGGAGAATCAGGTTTTTATCCGATACAGAGTTAGAAGGATATATAGTGATGGCAGCACTGGAGAGATCTGTGTTCCTGATGCGATTATATCAGATTTTGAAGATTGGTTTTACAGCTATATCTGGCGCTATTCGATTAATGGGTGCTATTGCAGGATTGATTTTATAGAAAACACAAACATTTCAGACGTCACGATAAATCAGGGTTTTGATAATTGCTTATCTGAGAATTTCCCGCCCGGGTGTTGCGTTTGTAATAGCGAATACGAGACAGCGACCGTGACAAAAATAGGCAGTGTATTGTTCCCTATTACAGGTTATGGGACATATAATGTGACAATGCCGTTCACTGAATTTCATTTCCCTTATTGCGCCGCCTATACAGTGGAATCAAATCCAGAGATAACCGTTGTTTTATCGAAGCCATGACAAACATGGAGGCACACCGCAGGGCGATTGAGCGCGCTCTCTCCGCTGGTGCAAAATGGGCGGCCTCCGGTTTCGCCGCCACCCCACCCGAAACGCTCGCTACCCGCGAAGAAATCTGCCGCGCCTGCCCTGAGTGGGATGCTGCCGCGCTCAACGCAACCGGCCGATGTCGCGAGTGCGGCTGCTCGACCTGGGCGAAGCTCCGCATGGCATCTGAATCCTGCCCCATTGGGAAATGGAGCCGGATTTGACAAAATTGGCAAAATAGAATATGGCGCGCGACCTTTTTATTGACCTCACAAACCTCCGACTCGCTGTGTCAGAGACAAACACTGCCCCGGCTCAGAATGCCAGATTTACAAAGGGAGACACGGGGGCATTCAATTTGTATTTCTTGGAAACGACCGGAGTCATTGATCGCCCATATCAGATAGTTGATAAAAGCTCCGCCACTGTTAAATTTGGCATTGGATCACGAACTGCATTACCGCAAAGCGGGACATATACTTTGACGTTCGGTGGAGACACCACGAGCGCTATTGACGCAGCCGCTACATCAGGCGCAATACAGGCGGCACTGAATGGGCTGTCAGCAATTTCTAGCGCAGGAGGCGTAACAGTCTCCGGCAGCCTCGCGGAACACTTTACAGTGCGATTTAATTCTGTCGGCACCCAGAGCGCAATCACTGCGGACATCTCGCAAATCATCCCTGATACTGTGGCGATAGTTGATGAGCGGCTCGCAGGTACTGCGAGTGTAAAGGAAATACAAGAAATTCAATTCCGGCTCTCACCCGCCGTCTATCAACCGACATGGGCCGATCTAGGGACTACAGTCACGGCGACTGTCGCAACGACAGTTACAGCAAGCAGCTCGACGAATGAGGTGCAGAGGCTTTCTTTTACTCGAGTTCCATCCGACGGAACATATAAACTAACATTCCCGGCAACGGCATTCACTGTTTCAACAGCAGTAGCGAACGGTGTGTTTATAACATCCGTGACGCATGGATTGACGCTGAATCAGCCAATTACGATCACTGGATTTGATACAACAATTACAGGATATTCTAGGGGCACGACATATTTCGTTAAGGCGATACCTGCCCCCACTCAATTCACCACATCAGTGACTGCCAACGGAACAGTTATCACCGGCTCGGCGACAACGACAACAACAGCAGGAACAATAGATACAATCTCCAGGCAAACTGCTCCGATCAATGCCGCCAGCAATGCTGCGGATATCTCTAGCGCGCTGCAATTATTGGATTCGATTGGGACGGGTGGGGTGTCTGTTACCGGGAAGCAAGGCGAGTATTATGACATCACGTTTTCAGGCGACAAGGGGTACGCTGACCAACCTCTCTTGACGGTTCAAAACGGAACAACGGCAAAACCTGGCAAGACAGCAAATGTCAGTTTTACAACTTATGCACTTAGAGATTTGATGGCCGACAACACCGCTATTGATCTGGATCTCGAGGTTGAATTGACTGAATCAGGGGCGCGGTCAACAGTTATATTGGCCGGGTGCACCGTGCACGAGGATCTGATATGAACGATCAGCCAATATCTCTAGGACTATTAGGCACTGCAGCCAGCGCGTTGTCGCTATTGATTTCATTTCTGCCACACATTACAGCCACGCTGCAATTCGCGACTGCGTGCGTGGGGTTAGTCGTAGCCATAATCACGGCGGTGTACATGTCGCGAAAGTTAAAATCACAATCCCAATCAGATGAAAATCATTGACACTCTCCTATCGCAACTCAGCCAGAATTCGACCTGGCGCGGACTAATCCTACTAGCCGGATCTCTTGGCTGGCAATTATCTCCTCAACATAACGAGGCAATTATCGCAGCCGCCCTCGGTATCGTGGGGTTGATAAATGTGATTCGCAACGGAAAATGATTTATCGAGATATTGCCAGTGCGATGATCGCTGCGGCTATATTTTCCTTCATTCTGATATTTATGTCGGGATGCGAGACTGTCAGATTTGGCCTCGCCACGGATTACGGCACATTCTCATATGAGATGCCAAAGCCAAAATCATCAAAATGATTTTAAACCTCATCCGCCGAATCTTCGGGGCAAGCGTGCTCTACGGATTCGCGAATGAAAAATTTGTGCTAGGCTCTCGGGATCCTATGAAGGCTGTATATCGAGAGACTAGAAAGGCGACCCCAAATATCACGGTTGGGAAAAAGATACTCCCTACTCATATATTACTGCATCACACCAGCGGGCGATATGATGGGTCTGTATCGTGGTGCATGGATCCAGTGAGCCGCGTTTCATATCATTGCATCGTGGCGCAAACAGGGAAGCGAACCGTCCTGGCCTCTCCAAGCATGAGGACATGGCACGCTGGGATTTCGCAATGGCAGGGACGTAAAGATTGCAACAATTTTTGCATCGGCCTCGCATTCGAGGGGGACACATATACTCACCCGCCTACCGAGGACGCGCTGATTAGCGCGGCAGAATATCTCGTGCCTATTATGGATGAATACAAAATTCCGCCAGCAAATATAATTCGCCATGCCGATGTTTCGCCGGCCAGGAAAAACGATTGCTCTCCCCAAGCCTTAATTGCAATGCGCGCGATTATTGAGAGAATTATTGAATGAAAGAGCCGCCAATAGATCTCGAGGATGCTATTGCTAGGGCGCGAGACATCCTCGCCGACTTTTTTGACGCGGGGGTGACTATCGTTTCTTGGGAGGAGGATGGGGAGACATACGAAATGCACTTCTCTTTCGGTAATCATTACGCGTGTGAGTCTCTCGCTAGGAGATCTGAGGAAATCATTTTCCCTCTCGAGACAGAAGAGGACCTCGACGCATGAGAGGCTGGAAAAAATGGATGGCCGTTTCATGTTCGCACGGAGACTTTATTGATTCTGAGGCTCGAGATGCAGCGCTAAAATTCCGAGAATCGTTCAAGCCCAACACCGTTTTGCATCTGGGAGACTTCATAGATGCCGCTGCCTGCCGGTCCGGAGCGATGACGGATCCTAATTCCAGAGACAGGGCCGCCTCAGTCGCTGAAGATTTAGCGGCTGGCGTTGATTTTTTAAACGAACTGCGGCCAAGCCACATCCTTTACGGCAATCACGAGGCACGGCTCTTTCAGCTAGCTGGCGGCCCAAATGCGCTCGCTAGCCATGCTGCGGCGCTGGTCATTGATGAGATCGAGAAGACCGCGAAGAGACTCAAGGCGCGCACATATCCTTACGACATTCGATCATTCGTTGAGATCGGAGGCACGAAATTCCTCCACGGTTACATGTTCAATGTGCAGGCAATCCGCGACCACGCGGAGTCATTCGGGAAATGCGTGATAGGCCACCTGCATCGCGTTGGACAAGAGCGCGCCCGAACGATTGATGCGTCGAGCGGGTATTGTGTCGGGATGCTCGCGCGCTTTGATATGGGGTACGCTGCGACACGGCGAGCGACGCTCGCATGGAGTCAGGGGTTCGGGTACGGCTATTATAAAGACAATAAAATGACAGTAAATCTATGCGAGCGAATAAACGGAAACCCCTGGATATTGCCATAGCGGATGCTCGGCAGAAGGTATTTGACGAGACCGCCATTGATGATTTAGCGGCCTTAGAAAATGAAGGGTGGATGACGTCTCAATCGTTTTCAGCGAGAACCGGATTAGGGCATTCCGGGGCAGCATGTGCATTAAAGAGATTGGTTGCAACAAATCGCATGGAGTCGAAAAAAATACGTTGTCATTATGCTGAAAAGATTCGGCCGATGGTAGTATATCGCCCGCTTATCTAGTATTCATGCGGCCCCGCAGCGGCTAATCCGAAGTAAAGAAAAAAAAATCTTTATTCGCAGATTTTTTTCAAAAAAAACATTTACATCTTCCCTCGCTGATTTAATTTTGCCACCAAGCGAGCGGGAAACCGTGAGCGGTTTAAATAAATTAAAAAAAATAAATGAATCTATACCTATGCAGCGCGACAGGACCAATCGGGATGTTTTCCGATTACATTTGGGCTAGCAGCCGAGATGAGGCAGCTGGCAAATTTCACAACACTCACGGGACACTCCCGCACCTTATTCAACTTGTAAAAAAATGACACAACTCGAATTTATCATCACTTATTCAGTAAGCGGCGTTGCTATGTTTATAGCCGGATACATATACGGCCATCAGCAGGCTCGGACCGAGGCAGATAAAATCCGTCGCTGGTGGTTTAATCGCCAAAATAAACAATGAATATCACAACTGATTTTGCAAGGGAGGTTGCCTGTGCAATTATCCGCCAAGCTCACGCTGATGCTTCGTGCGTTAAAAAATTTCAAACGAAGGCGTGCCAGGAGGAGCAGGAACGAAACCGCGATTGCGCAATCAGATTTTTCCGAGGGAAATGGTATCAGCACATTTGCGAGGCCCTAAACCTCCCATCTGATTCAATTAAGAAGAACGCATTTAAATAAACTGGAAAAATGACTGATACAATCCTCGCTATTGATCCTGGAACAACGGATAGTGCGTTTGTTCAATGGCGCGCTGGCGAGATTCTTGATCATGGGCACCTTCCTAATGCCGAGATCAGGCAGGTGCTTATCGGTCGCGAATACGACCGCGTGGCTTGCGAGATGATCGCATCTTACGGAATGGCGGTAGGCGCAAGCACATTTGAAACGTGTGTCTGGATCGGTCGCTTCATCGAGGTTGCACGGGTGGACGTGGAACTTATCTTTCGTAAAGACATTAAACTTTTTCTCTGCGGAACGATGCGAGCGAAGGATGCCAACGTGCGTCAGGCATTGCTCGATCTCATCGGGCCGCAGGGAACGAAGAAGACCCCAGGGCCGACTTACGGAATTAAGTCGCATGCTTGGGCGGCGCTTGCTGTGGCCGTATATGCAGCACAAAACAACAACAACAAATAAGAAAACAGAAATATGAAAGGCAAAAAACTAATTGAAATAATAAAACAAACTAAAGATGGATTGAAATTATATGCAGGGCAAAGGGAAGCTCTTAAGCAAAAGATTGACTCTTTAAAACAAGAAATTGATTCCCTAAAGAGTAAAATTCAAGACATCAGAAAACTTGAGAGAATGGAGATTGAATATTTATCGAAATTGGCAAAGCAATATAGTGCAGAATCATCAACAAACTTCCCAGATCAAGAGACTGGATGGCAACCTCCTCTTCCAAAAATGCGATCTAAAATCTATGGGCACGGAGCTAATGCAGAAACAGCATATCAATAAACAACAAACAACAAAGGAAAATAGAAAATGAAAATAACAAAAGGAAAACAGACGCGATCACAACGAGTGGTCATTTACGGAGTCGAGAGCGTTGGGAAAACAACATTTGCCGCGCAGTTTCCGAGTCCATTATTTCTCGACATTGAGGGTGGAACGGCACACCTGGATACCGATCGCGTCGAGATCAACAGCTGGACGGAACTCAACGTAGCTTTGAAGGAGGTCTCAAATACCGACTACCAGACCATTATCATCGACTCGGCAGATTGGGCGGAACGCCTATGCGTGGAAGACCTGCTGGCGACAACGAAAAAAACGAGCATCGAAGACTTCGGCTACGGCAAGGGATGGGTGCAAGTCGCCGAGCGCATGAGCCGGATGCTGACGGCCTTGGATTCGCTGATCGCAAATGGCAAACATGTCGTGCTACTCGCACACAGCAAGGTCCAGCGCGTGGAGCCGCCGGACTTGATGACGGCCTATGACCGTTACGAGCTGAAGATGAGCAAGCAGAGCTCGCCGCTTGTGAAGGAATGGGCGGATGAATTGTGGTTTTTCCGGTTTAAGACCAAGGTTATCGAGAGCGAGAACGGCAAGGCCAAAGGCACCGGCGGCAAGCAGCGAATCATTCTGACCACTCATAGCGCAGCCTACGACGCCAAGACGCGCAGCGGACTTGCGGAGGAACTCCCGCTCGAATGGGACTCGGTCGCGCATCTATTCGCGGCGATTGGGCCGATTGCCGAGAGGAAGGCGCCCTCGTGGCAGATTGAGATCGAACGCCACGGCGAGGATGTGAATGCCTTCCTGCAATCAAAGGGAATGATCGCCATAGGCCAGACATGGCGCGATGTCGGAAGCAAGGCGTTAGCACGGGTCGAGGCCGATCCTGCGGCGTTCTTGGCGAAGGTTCTCGATTGGAAGGGGGGAGTATGAGCGAGATCCGAGCATCATCACTCCCAAAGCTCGCGGAATGTCCAGTATTTGTAGGAGCCAGCGGATACAGCGAGGCGGCCGCAAGGGGGACTGATATCGACAAGGTTATTCGTGCTGAATTTTACGGAGAGCAGGATTCGATTTTGAATCTCAGCGTTAAAGATCGTCCGATTGCCGCATGGGGGATCCTTGAATTGCAGCGATTGGCAGACACTCATTACGTGGAGACCCGAGAAGAATACCTTCAAATGGACATCCCTGGCCTCTCTCGGTCCGGTACCGCTGATGCAATATGTGTCGACAAAAAATGGGTTGCTGACATTAAGACAGGTCAAATTCGCAACTATCGCGAGCAAATGGCAGCCTACGCTCTCGCTTGTATGGATACGTATTGGGAGAGCATGTGGACGGCTCATGTCGTTTATGTGGATCAGCGCGTAATTCGCTCCTACGAATTCACCCGCGAACAAGCTGAACGCATCGTGCAGGAGGTTATCAGTTCAGCCACCTCGCCGCTAGCGCAACCAACGCCTTGCCAGTACTGTGACTGGTGCGCGAATAAGGATAGGTGTGTGGCGCTAGTTCGACAATCCAAGCACGCGCTAGCCGATCTCTCAGCCACTAACGGCGACACGCTAAAAATTATCCGCGAGAGATTGCTCGCGTCTCCTGAGCAACATTCGGATTTCGTTTCGCGGTTTAAATGGTTTGCAAAGGAGTTTGGCGAGCCATTAACGGATGCTCTTAAAGAGCGATTGATGAGCGGTGAAGATGTTCCTGGCTGGAAGCTAACAAGCCCCTCTCCCCGCCGCTATATTGAATCCGCGGACGCTATCGCAGTTGCCGCCAAGCTGAGGCCCGAGCGAGCATTCCTCGCTGGAGGCGGAAAAATGTCGCCTGATAATTTTGTCGAACTCGCAATCGAGCTCGGCATTGAGAGCCCCGAGAATCTGGTCAAGAGCGCGCCAGGCACACCGCAAATGCGCCAAGTAAAATCGAAAAAGAAAGAAAACTAAAATGCCTAGTTATAAACAAGAAGAACCAAAGAGCAACGGAGCATTCTTCGTTGAGCCCGGAATCTATCAAATTGAAGTCAAGAACGCCATAGAAAAGCAAAGCCAGAACGGCAATGAGATGATCAAGCTCATCTGCAAGGTCGTTTTACCGAGCGGCGGCGTCGGCCCTGAAATTCACGATCATCTAGTATTCACCGCAAGAGCCTCCTGGAAGATCGATCAGTTTCTTGCCAGCATCGGCCAAGCCGTAGTCCCAGGCGAGGAGGTTAATATCGAGGCTGACGATCTCATTGGGGTTGTGGGCGTGGCTCTAATCGGGGAGGAGCCAGGGCAGACAAATCCTGACCAGAAATTCAACACTATTGAACGGTGGATTTTTGGCGAGGAGCGCACCGATTGGATAAAAAGACAATCGGATCCTCAACCGAGAGTGAAGCAGCACCCGCAAAAAGCAAAAATTCAAGACAACGACGAGATCCCGTTTTAATAAACGCCGGGGCGCGCATGGCTATTACGCGCATTTAAAAATGGATTTCAGTATTAGATTGACAATTTGTTGTAATGGGTGCCCTATTGGGCCTCGTTTGACTCGAGGGACGCCATTTCCTGTTTATCACCTAACCTATGATGACACGATAGATGGGAGGGCGTTAGCACAGGTTCACATGGATTCCGTCTCAAAATATATTCGAGATTATGAAGCCAAAAAAATTAAAAAATAAAAACGCCTACCCCGATTGGACTTGTTCTAATTGCGGGATTAAACACGGAGAGCTAATCAAAAAAATCTGCACATGGCACTACGGGAAATGTGATGTGTGCGGAGAAAACAACAATGTGACTGAACCAAGAGACTTCGGTCATTTCCCAAATTGGTTTAAAAGACAATGAACACACGACCGACACCAGAGACGGATGCGTTACGCAAATCAATCGATAGCGGAGCGAATGCCGAAGCGGAGATGAATTCATTTGCTCGCAAGTTAGAGCGTGAGCGAGACAAGGCACGGGAGGAGTTGAAAAAATGCAGAGAGGATTCTATACGGGATGGCGTTTCGGTGGATGCACTTGTTCTGCTGATTCGTCTATGGAAAAGCCGTGAGAAAAAATATCGTAACGCAGTAAGGACGGAGTGGGAAACCGGAGACAAATACGCAAGCCGAAGATACGAGGGCGAATCCATAGGAACTCGCTGGGCAATCAATGACTTGGAAAAACTTATATCTGAGGAGGAAACAAAATGACTGACAACGAGATCAACATTGCAATTGCAGAGGCGTGTATCCTGACTGGCGATCTTCCAAACTACTGCAACGACCTCAACGCGATGCATGAGGCGGAGAAGGTTCTCTCGCCGGCCAACCAACCAGCTAGGGGCGAGTCACAGTGGAGTGCGTATCTCGGATGGCTCGGATTTTGCGGCGAAAACAACACGAGCGAAGTTTACGGGTGCGTAACAGCCACCGCATCACAACGCGCAGAGGCGTTTTTGAAAACACTCGGAAAATGGGAGGAAACAAAATGAGTGACACACCAGAAACAGATGCGGCATGGGCAGTAGAAAGCGGAAACGGGCTAAACGAGGTAAAGGAAATCAGTCGCAAATTGGAGCGTGAGCGCGACGAGGCGCGGAAGCAGGCCGCTATGTGGAAAGCCAACCACGACAATCAGGTAGCACTTAAAGCGATGTTGATGGAGCGACCAGATTTAGGCGATAGAGCATCTCGAATTGCCCAACTGATACAAGAGCGCGACGAGGCGCGGCAGGCGTTTAGTGAACTATGGCAATATGCAGACGCGTTATTGCCGGAAATTGACGAAGAAACATTAAACCGATGGAACAAATGCATAAAACTATACTAGAACTGGCCGCAGAGGCAGTAACAGGAGATCGCAGGAGGGATTACGGATCCCCTAAGGAAAACCACGAGCGGATATCCATTTTATGGAATGCCTATATTTCAGGCCGCGACAAGGATCTCGGCGAGCCAATCACGGCATTAGATGTTGCTAATATGATGATTTTGCTCAAAATCGCGAGGTCCTGCAATACCCCTACGAAGGACACATATATTGATATTGCTGGGTATGCCCAATGCGCGGCAGAGATCAGCGGGTTTGGAGAACAGAAAGGGGGCTCAAATGGCTGGTGAATGGTTAAAGGTTGAGCATCATTTAGCGGAGAAGCCGGAGGTGTTTCAAATAGCATCCGCTTGCAAAATGGACCCCGATTTGGTTGTCGGGAGGCTCATAAAAATATGGGCCTGGGCGTCCCGAAATTGTCCCGCTGGCGGCAGGACACATATTGCAGCATTCGCACATTTAAACGTTTTAGGTGGTCATGAAAGGTTCGCTGAAAGTATGGTGGAATCAGGGTGGTTGAAGGTAAAAGACACCGAAATAACATTCGTTAATTTTGACCGCCACATAAGCCAAAGCGCTAAGGAGAGGGCACTTAACTCCGCTAACAAGTCAAAGAGAAGATGTCCCGATAATGTCCCGAAATTGTCCCGATTTGATCGGGACAAAAAAGGGACTAGAGAAGAGAAGATAGTAGGCAGCGCAAGAGCGCTGCAACAATTCCCAACCTCCTGCTAAAATGCCAACACATATTTCTGCAAAACCAAACAGCGAAAACATCGTGGCATTCAAGGCGGCTATACCAATCGCCGACACCAGCGAAAAGGCGGCGCTATCGTGCATTATTTCTAATTTTGCAATCCTTGACGCTATGCCGTGGCGAGAGGAGATGTTTTTCCAGGAAAAAAACAAAAGGATCTTTTCCGCTATTCGCCGGTGCAAATCAGCCGGGGCCGTAACTGATTTTTTCGCAGTACAATCAGAGCTCGAGAGATCGGGCGAGTTGGAACAGGTAGGAGGCCCCCACGAGTTAATCGACATTGCATCAGCAATGCCAGTTGGAGACCCCGAGGTTGCTAGGTTCCATTTTAATGCGCTGGCCGAAACATTGACATACAGGGAGGCCCACAATGTCGCCAGGAAGGCCGCAGAATCGTTTTTGCAGAGGAGTGGTAGTCCCATGGAGGTCTCGGCAAAACTAGCAGAAATTGGGGCTGTGGCAGCGCGCAAACGAGAAACGATATCTGATCAAATCGATTCTCTCATAATTGACCTAGAGCAAAGCGAGCGGCCGGAGAGATACGGGACCGGCATTGGCGCGATTGATAATTTGGATGCAGGATTCGGGAGAGGTGACCTGCTAACGATTGCCGCTCCAACATCTGGGGGGAAGAGCATCCTGCTCTTGCAAATAGCATTAAAAGCGGCGCTCGAAGGAAAAAAGGTCGTGATTTTCTCCCTAGAAATGCCTCCGAAAAAAATACTGCGCCGGATGCTCTCAAATTATATCAATCGCCCAGTTAAGGGAGTCAGCGAGGGATTGAGGAACGGCGACATGGCTGCGATAACTCGGGGGATTGTGGATTTTAAAAAACTCAGCCTCCACATTGAGCCGTCGGTGCGTGATATGGATGGAGTTGAATCTACTGTCAGAGAATTTACTGCAAAGGGAAATTGCGATCTCGTTATCGTTGACTATGTCCAGCTCTTGCACCTACGCGAGCTCGGGAAAAATGAAACACGAGAGCAACATGTCAGCGAAATCGCTAGGCGCTTAAAACAAATCGCATTGCAATTAAATATCGGGATCGCGACGGCCAGCCAATTAAATGATGAGGGGAAACTCCGCGAATCTAGGGCAATCGGGATGCACTCCGACCACGTTTGGGTCATTAAAAAAACAGAAGACGGCGATATGATTATGATGGATAAAGTCCGCGACGGAGAACGAGGGATTTGTATCCCGATTTTAATGGAAGGCGCATTGTCCCGATTTGCAGAGAGGAAAACAGAATGAATTGCCCAGCCTGCCAGAGCCCTAATAGCCGAGTGGTAAATTCCAGACAATCTGTTAGGCGTCGAGAGTGCCTCAAATGTCATATCCGATGGAGCACCACGGAGTCGCTCATTGATGGGACTATCGCTCCAGCGAGGAAGATCGTGAAAAGAGACACGCGAAGCTGGCTCGAAAAAATAAATGAGAAGCTCGCCGAATAAAAAAAACTTGACTGATAATTTTCAGTACACTATGGAAATTAAATTATATGAGCCTACACGAACCCCGAGACGCCGCTGATTACGACGAGGCCAGTTATGAAGTCGATTTTGCCGGGTTGTGTGACGGCGAGCCAGATGCTACGCTAGGACAACGGCTATTCCCAAACGATCCGACGATGGCGTGCTATCGCGAGGCATCGGTGCGATTGATGGGCACGCTGAATCGATTCATCACATTTTTTTCTGACCACGGTTACAGTAAATCAAAGACCCTGTGGGGCGTCGCCTATGCGCTAGGCCATCCTTTGACGGCGGGGATGTCGATGCTGGAAGCGGCTCGATATTTAGGCTGCACCAAAGCGGCAATCTCTAAAGTTGCGTGCGATTTCTTAGCCGAGACGGGGCTTCCACCGTCGCCGGCGCTGAAGAGTGAGGAAGCCAAAGAAATATATAAAAAAACAAATGGAAATCGTAGAACATCAAACACTGACGCTTGAGGCTGTCGAGCAACACGCAAGAGACAAATACGCGCTGGCACAACACCTAGCCGCTACGGCCAAGGATGCGGCCCGCGACGCCGTGCTCGCTATGGCAGATTGCGGGCAGATGCTAATCATCGGCCGCGAGCATGTGCGAGGGTCGAGGAATGAATGGGTTGCCAGCCTCGGTATCCCGATAGATGCAGCTGATAAGGCTATATTCCTAGCACGCAATCGCGAACAACTTGAGCTGGATTTGTGGCCTGCCGACATCGCTAAGGTCGGGGCGCAGTTCGTCGGGATTCTCCCGCCGCCAGGTTCATCGAATCGCATCGAAAACGACCCGGAGCGCACGCCTGGGTCCGCGACCCACTGGCTCTCGTATGCAGGGAAACTGCAGCGCGGATTAGGGAATCTCATTTCATCCAAACCGATTCAGCAATGGCGGCTCGATGAGAGAGACAGCGTCAAGGCAGCGCTCAAACCGATAGCGGACCTGTATGCGTCGCTCTAAACTGCTAGGCAAAAATTTCCTATTCGCAAAAAAAGTAGGAGACTTCTAACCTATTGAATTCAATGCGGGTAATCATACT